AAATGCAAAAAACTCGTTATAGCGCCGAAGACGAACAGATCCTGATGACCAAGTTGTGGTCGCCAACGATTGCGGACAACCCGGAGGCGTTCGTGTTGTTTGCGTTCCCGTGGGGTCAGCCGAATACGCCGTTGGCTAAGTTCAGCGGGCCGAGAAAGTGGCAGCGGGAGATCCTGCGCGACATTGCCAAGCACATCAAGGACAATCAGGGGCAGGTGGATATGCAGACGCTGCGCGAGGCGGTGTCTAGTGGCCGGGGTATTGGCAAGTCTGCGCTAGTGAGTTGGTTAATACTTTGGATGCTGACTACAAGGATTGGTTCTACGGTGATCGTGAGCGCCAACAGCGAGAGCCAGTTAAGGTCGGTGACCTGGGGCGAGTTGACAAAGTGGCAAGCAATGATTATCAACAGCTACTGGTGGGAGATCAGCGCGACCAAGATCGTGCCGGCGGCGTGGTTAACGGAATTGGTAGAGCGGGATCTTAAGAAAGGGACGCGCTACTGGGCGGCAGAAGGCAAGTTGTGGAGTGAAGAGAACCCGGATGCTTATGCAGGGGTACACAACCACGACGGGATGATGTTGATCTTTGACGAGGCAAGCGGTATACCGGATCCCATCTGGGCGGTGGGCGCGGGGTTCTTCACGGAAAATATCCTAGATCGGTATTGGTTTGCGTTTAGTAACCCCCGGCGTAACAGCGGGTATTTCTTTGAGACATTTCATGGCAAACGGGATTTTTGGAAGGGCCGGCAGATTGATGCCAGGGAGGTTGAGGGGACGGACAAGAATACTTATGAGCAGATCATCGCCGAGTATGGGGAGGATTCACCTCAAGCGCGGGTGGAGGTATACGGGGAGTTTCCAGCTAGTGGGGACGACCAGTTCATTGGACCGCGACTGGTGGATGATGCGATGGAGCGGGAAAAATACAAGGATCAGACCGCGCCGATTGTCATTGGTGTTGATCCGGCGCGAGGAGGATTGGATTCAACGGTTATCGTGGTGCGCCAAGGCCGCGACATTGTTGCGATAAAGCGGTTTAGGGGCGACGATACGATGACCACGGTGGGCAATGTGATTGATGCGATTGAGGAATACAAACCGACCCTGACGGTCATTGACGAGGGCGGGCTAGGGTATGGAATACTTGACCGATTGGTTGAACAAAGGTATAAGGTGCGAGGGGTCAATTTTGGCTGGAAGGCCAAAAACCCGGTGATGTGGGGCAATAAGCGGGCAGAGATGTGGGGTGCTATGCGAGACTGGTTACGGTCTGCGAGTATTCCGAAGGATCGGCAACTCAAAGCAGATCTGGTTGGGCCGATGAAAAAGCCCAATAGTGCTGGTACGATCTTCTTGGAAGGTAAGAAGGAAATGAAGTCTAGGGGGTTAGCGAGTCCTGATGCGGCTGATGCACTAGCCGTAACCTTCGCTTACCCCGTGGCTCATCGAGAATACAAAGAACCACCTCGGACCTTAAAGTCTAGTGGGTCTACAATGTCTGGATCTTGGATGGGTGCATAATCTGTTATCTTTGCCCTATCATTTTTAACGCATAACGTCTATATGTTAAAAAAGTCTGCCTCCCCTAAAGCGTTCAAAGAAAACATCAAGACTGAAGTAAAGGCCGGCAAGCCGGTTAAGCAAGCAGTAGCAATTGCATATGCAACCAAACGCGCGGCGGCAAAGAAATGAGCAAACCAGGGCTTTACGCTAATATTCACGCCAAGCAGGAACGCATTAAGGCTGGTTCTGGCGAGAAGATGAACAAAGTTGGCAGCAAGAATGCGCCAACCGCTAAAGACTTCAAAGAGTCTGCGAAGACTGCCAAGAAGAAATGAAGAAAGGCGTTTCGCTATCGGTTGGGCGTGGTGAGAAGTTGCCAGCCAGCAAAGGCGCGGGCCTGACCGAGAAAGGGCGTGAGAAGTACAATCGGGAAACTGGTAGTAATTTGAAAGCGCCAGCGCCAAATCCCAAGACAGAAGCCGATAAAGGCAGAAAGTCTAGTTTCTGCGCTAGAATGGAAGGCGTTGTGGCCCACGCTAAAGGCGATGCGGAACGGGCTAAGGCGTCACTTAAACGCTGGAAGTGTTGATGGCTGACTATTCTGGTATTAACGCTGTTGGCAACGTAGCACTGGGTGGCAAACCACCCAAGAGCGACTCGGATGTGCTGTCAACGGCGCGGGATCGCTTGTCGATGGCAATCTCGGCATACTCGGAATCGCGTGAGGACGAGCTAGACGACCTGCGGTTCTACGCTGGATCGCCCGATAACCAGTGGCAGTGGCCCGCCGATGTGCTGGCGACCCGTGGTGCGGTGCAAGGGCAGACGATCAATGCGCGGCCATGCTTGACTATAAATAAGCTGCCGCAGCACGTACATCAGATTACCAACGATCAGCGCCAGAACCGGCCTAGTGTGAAGGTCATCCCGGTTGATGACAACGCTGACGTTGAGGTTGCCGAGATTTTCAACGGCATGATTCGGCATATCGAGTACATCTCAGATGCCGATGTGGCCTACGACACGGCTTGCGAGAACCAAGTGGCCTATGGCGAGGGTTACATCCGGGTTCTGACTGAGTATTGCGACGACGATACTTTTGATCAAGACATCAAGATTGCCCGTGTACGCAATAGCTTCAGCGTCTACATGGACCCGTTGATTCAGGACCCCTGCGGCAGCGATGCTGAGTGGTGTTTTATCACCGAGGACTTGTCTAAAGCCGAATACGCACGGTTGTTCCCTAACGCATCGCCATTGTCTACCCTTGAAACGCTGGGCGTAGGGGATCAAAACCTGAGTCAGTGGCTAAATACGGACACGATCCGTATCGCTGAGTATTTTTACTGCGAATATGACACGCAGACGTTGAATTTGTACCCCGGCAACGTAACTGCGTTCCAAGGAACGCCGGAAGATAAAGAGTTGCGGGCGGTTTACGGCAAGCCAAAGAAGTCACGCCAAGCGGATCGCAAGAAAATCTGTTGGACAAAGATAAACGGCTACGAAATTCTTGAAAAGCAGGAATGGGCCGGTAGTTGCATCCCTGTTGTGCGGGTGATTGGCAACGAGTACGAGGTTGAGGGCCGCATTTACATTAGTGGGCTGGTGCGTAACGCCAAAGATGCCCAGCGGATGTACAACTATTGGACTAGCCAAGAGGCAGAGATGCTGGCGCTGGCTCCAAAGGCCCCGTTTATTGGTTATGGCGGTCAGTTTGAGGGGTATGAAACCCAATGGAAGACCGCAAACACGAATAATTGGCCGTATTTGGAGGTCAACCCGGATGTAACGGACGGCCAAGGCGCAATATTGCCGTTGCCCCAACGGGCGCAGCCGCCAATGGCCTCGTCTGGCCTGTTGCAAGCTAAAGTTGGTGCATCGGAAGACATTAAGTCTTCAACTGGGCAGTACAACGCCTCGTTGGGCATGACTTCTAACGAGCGTTCAGGTAGAGCAATACTTGCTCGCCAGCGTGAGGGCGACGTTGGCACTTACCATTACCAAGACAACCTAGCACGGGCTGTACGGTACGTTGGTCGGCAGTTGGTTGACCTGATTCCTAAGATTTACGACACGCAGCGCATCGCCCGCATTATCGGGATTGATGGCGAGACGAAGATGGTCAAGATTGACCCGATGCAAGCCGAGCCGGTGCGTAAGATCCAGAATCAAGAGGGTATTGTGATCGACAAGATCTACAATCCAAGTGTTGGTAAGTACGACGTAGTGGTTGCGACTGGTCCGGGTTACGCCACCAAGCGCCAAGAGGCACTTGAGGCAATGGCGCAACTGTTGCAGGGTAATCCACAACTGTGGACCGTGGCTGGCGACTTGTTTGTTAAGAACATGGATTGGCCTGGGGCGCAGGAAATGGCAAAGCGTTTTGCCAAGACGATTGACCCCAAGCTCATGGGCGATGCCGAGGATAATCCGGCTCTACAAGCTGCCAACCAGCAGATGCAAGCGATGGCGGCAGAGTTGGATCAGTTGCACCAGATGTTGCAAAATGTCGGCAAGTCGATGGAAGCGCAAGACATGGAGCGCAAAGACTTTGAGGCTAAGATTAAGGCGTACCAAGCTGAGACGCAACGTATTAGCGCCGTCCAGTCGGGTATGACCGAAGAACAGATCCAAGATATTGCGATGGGTGTGGTTGCTGCGGCGATGGAATCACAGAGTATGCTGATGCCTGAAATGCGCGAAGAACCTGCGGCGATGGATATGACACCCGAAGGTATGCAACTATGAAAGCCGCCGATTTTATGGGGATGTTATTCTTGGGGCGTGATGTAGCACATAGCGTACATCTGAACACCCGCAGTTACAGCAAGCACAAGGCGTTGCAGAAGTTCTACGAACTGATTATTGAAGCGGCAGATGATTTTGCCGAAACCTACCAGGGTCGGCACGGACTAATCGGTCCAATCACGTTGATGACGGCCAAGAAAACGACTAATATCGTGGAATTCTTGGAAGAGCAACTGAAGGAAATCGAGGCTTGTCGATACGAGGTTGTGGGGAAGACGGATATGTCTTTGCAGCAATTGATCGACAACATCATTGAAATTTATCTGAGAACCCTCTACAAACTGCGCTTCTTGGCGTGAGGTAATTATGGCTGCGACTTATAAGTATCTAACCGCAACGGCCAACGTCAAGCCGATGGCGGGTAAGCTCAAAGGCATCTTTGTGTCTGCGGCCAGTTCAACGCCTACGATTACGGTGTACAACAGCGCAGCGGCGACCACAACTGATACGATTGTTGGTGTGTTTACGCCAACGGGTGCAACCAGCTACACGTTTACCGGCGACGAAGGCGGTGTGTACTTTAGCTCTGGTCTGTACATTGTGATCAGCGGGACTGTTACTGCAACGGTGTTTTTCGAGTAAAGCATGGCAAATACGACGATTACGGCACTACCGTCAGCGACTACCCCGCTTGCGGGAACCGAAGTCGTTCCTATTGTCCAGAGTGGCGTAACCAAAAAGGTTGCGGTTAGCTACATTGTCGGTGGGTCGGGGTCTGTCACTACCGTTAACACGGGCGCAGGACTGGTTGGTGGGCCAATTACCACCAGCGGCACGATTAGTCTTGCGACCACCACGGTAACTCCTGGCACTTACACCAACCCCGGTATTACGGTTGATGCTTATGGTCGGTTGACCGCTGTATCTAGCGGATCTGCGCCAGTTACGACCGTATCTGGTACTGCAAACGAAATCACGGCAACAGGCGCGTCAACGGTCACGATTTCGCTGCCGTCTGCGCTGACCTTTACGGGCAAAACGGTAACGGGTGGATCGTTTACCGGCGGCACGGTTAACAGTACGACTGTGGGCGCTACCACGCCATCTACGGGTGCTTTTACTGCACTTTCAACGTCAACTGGTCAGATTACAACTGCACCAACCAGCGCCAACGATCTGGTCAACAAGACCTACGTTGACTCAATTGCTGCTGGTCTGACGTTCCACGCGTCTTGTAATCTTGCAACGACTGCTGCCCTGCCGACTGTAACGTACAACAACGGATCAAGCGGTGTTGGCGCTACGCTGACCGCATCGGCTAACGGTGCGCTGACGGTTGACTCGGTAACGCCTAGCGTTGGCAACCGGATTCTTGTTAAGAATCAAGCATCTGCGCTACAGAACGGAGTTTATACTGTAACTACGGTTGGCGATGGGTCTACCCCATTTGTGCTGACTCGTGCGACCGACATGAATACGTCGGGTAGTGGTTACAACCAGATCAATTCTGGTAACTACTTCCTGATTACTGCTGGCACAACCAACGCCAATACGTCTTGGGTTCAGACCACCCCGCTGCCGATCACGGTTGGCACTACGAGTCTGGTGTTCACGCAGTTTGCGTCTGGTTCTACCGTTTACACAAACGGAACCGGCCTATCGCTGTCTACTAACCAGTTCAGCATCACCAACACCGCAGTTACTTCTGGCAGCTACGGTAGTGGCTCGCAGGTCCCTACATTCTCGGTTAACGCCCAAGGTCAGCTAACCGCAGCGGCTAACACCAACATCGCAATTGCTGGCTCGCAGATTACGTCTGGCACGGTCGCAATTGTTAATGGCGGTACGGGCACAAACTCGCAGCAAGGCGCAATCAATGCGTTGGCTGGTGCTACAACGTCTGGATCGTACTTGCGTGGCAACGGCGCAAATGTGCTGATGTCTACAATTCAGGCAACGGACGTACCGACGCTGAACCAGAACACAACTGGCACGGCTGCAAACGTCACGGGCGTTGTTGCAATTGCTAACGGTGGTACGGGTCAGAATAACGCTTCTGATGCGTTCAATGCGTTGTCGCCTATCACTACTACTGGTGATTTGATTGTTGGTAGCGGAACAAACGCTGCTACCCGTTTGGCTATTGGTACAGCGGGGCTGTTCCTTAAATCAACTGGTGCAACGGCGGTTTGGGATACTGCGCCAGGAGGCGTGACTAGCGTAAACGTCACTTCTCCAGTTACCAATACTGGAACCTCACTTGCTCCAATCATTGGAGTAAATGCGTCTGACGCAAATACCGCCAACTACCTTGTTCAACGCAATGCCAGCGGAAACTTCACCGCAGGTACGATAACGGCGACGCAATACACGATTGATGCCAACTACAATTTGGCATTGTCTTCGTCAAACCCAGTAATATCTTTTGATTCTAATGACTTCCTGTCTTACGACAGAACAGCCAACCAGTATAACTTTCAGATTGGCGGCAGCGGCGCGTTTGCTCTAAATTCTACTGCCGTTCAAGCGTACAAACCAATCCGCATCCAAGGGTCAACTTCTGGCTACGTTGGGTTTGCCGCTCAAGCAACCGCTGGTAGCACAACGTACACTTGGCCGACAGCACCAGTTGCCAGTTACTATTTGCAAACTGATGGTTCTGGAAATTTGTCATGGGCGGCGGCTTCAGGTGGCGGTGGAAGCCCCAATCTTGATGGCGGCACACCATCGTCTACTTATGCTGCCATATCGCCAATTAACGGGGGGACACCGTAATGCCGGTGCAAATTCAGATCAGAAACGGTACTGCCGCACAATGGACTAGTGCCAACCCAACGCTTGCCGCTGGTGAGGTTGGAATTGAAACCGACACCAAAAAGCAAAAGTTTGGTGACGGCACGACCGCTTGGAACTCGCTTGCATATGCTGGTGGGACTGGCACAGTTACATCGGTTGGTGGAACAGGTACGGTTAATGGCATTACGCTAACTGGCACGGTTACCAGCACAGGAAATCTGACGCTTGGCGGCACATTGGCTAACGTCAATTTGGCGAGCCAAGTTACCGGCAATTTGCCGACTTCAAACCTGAATAGCGGAACGGGTGCAACAAGCTCAACTTTTTGGCGTGGTGACGGCACTTGGGCTACACCGGCTGGTGGTGGTGGCGGCGGTCCTGTCCTTGAGTCTTACCAAACAATCAGTTCTAATTACTCTGTAACGGCGGGATCTAACGCATTTAGCGTTGGGCCTGTCTCCGTGGCAACGGGTGTTGCCGTAACCGTCCCAACGGGCCAGGTTTGGCTCATCGCTGCTTAAAGGAACAATCATGAGCGCAATCAAACTTCAAGGTAATGCCAGCGGGGCCGGTACTTCGGTTCTCCAGTCTGCCAATACCGCAAGCACACTTACCCAGACGCTGCCATCTACAGATGCGGTGACGTTGGGTTATCTCAATGCTCCCCCGGTTGGGACCAAAACGGCCAGCTACACGTTGGCGGTTGGCGACGTTGGCAAATATGTCCAACTTGGCGCTTCGGGTGCGATTGTGATCCCAACGTCGACATTCAGCGAAGGCGATCTAATTTCAATTTACAACAACACAGCATCAACGGCGACGATTACTTGTTCTGCGCCGACGGCTTATATCGCTGGAACCAACACGGTTGTAACGTCAGCGACTCTTGCAAGCCGGGGTGTTTGCACCGTCTTGTTTAGTTCTGCCACCACCTGCGTCTTGACGGGCAACGTGTCATGAGTGGGATTATGCTTGCGGTGTTGGGTGGTAAACCTGCGGTTGCCCCACTTTCTTCCGTTGAATATCTTGTTGTTGCCGGAGGTGGTGCTGGCGGTGGTAATGACTCTGGCGGCGGGGGTGGTGCTGGAGGATATTTAACGGGTACGGTAGGCATTTCACTCAGCACTACATACGCAATAACAGTTGGAGCTGGTGGTACAGGATCAAGTAGCGCAGCGCAAGGAGCTAGCGGGAACCCGTCTAAATTTGGAACATTAGTTAATGGCTCAACCGGAGCAGTCGGAGGAGGAGGAGGCGGTAAGTCTTCAACTGGAGGATTGCAAGATGGATTACCCGGAGGTTCCGGTGGCGGCGGTAGTTATTCGAATGGTAACGGAGGCACTCCGACATCAGGTCAAGGATTTGTAGGCGGTACGGGTAATTCCAGCTTTGGCACTGGCGGTGGCGGCGGCGGGGCAGGCGGCGCTGGGGCAAATGTTACCGGCGGGAACGGAGCGGCTGGAGGAATAGGCCTCAACTGGAATAGTTTAGGGACTTTTTACGCTGGTGGTGGCGGCGGCGGTGGTAACAGTGCGACTGTAGCGGGGGCTGGTGGGTCAGGGGTCGGCGGTAATGGAGGGACAACAACCGTTCAAGCAACCAACGCCCCAACGGCAAATACAGGCGGTGGTGGGGGCGGGGCAGGATATTCAGTTGTTTCTCCGACAGCGGGAAGTGGAAGCTCTGGAGTAGTAATTATTCGCTACGCAGACACTTATACTGCAGCAGCATCGACCACTGGATCGCCAACAATTACCACAACTGGCGGCTATCGTTATTACACATTCACCGGAAACGGGTCGATCACGTTCTAAGGCACTACATGGCACATTTTGCAAAACTTGATGAAAATAATGCAGTGCTTGAAGTTCATGTTGTCAACAACAATGATTTACTTCAAGACGGCATTGAATCTGAGGCCAAAGGAATTCAATTTCTTATAGATTGGTCTGGCGGGTACACCAACTGGAAACAGACTAGTTACAACGGAAATTTCCGCAAAAACTACGCTGGCATTGGATTTACCTACGATGCCCAACGTGACGCTTTCATTCCACCGCAGCCGTTCCCAAGCTGGACGTTAAACGAAGACACGTGCCTGTGGGATGCCCCTGTCGCCTATCCAACGGACGGCCAACGGTATCAATGGGACGAGGCAACAACTTCTTGGGTTGCAGTCCCAACCGAATAATGTAATATAACCGTACTGGCGCGGTTCACCAGGGAATCTCAGGATTCAAAATGACCGAAGAAGTAGCGATTGAAGCGGAAGTAGCGCCCGCGCCGGAACTGGAGGCCACGGCGGCCCCGGAACCTGTAGATACGCCGGAAGTTGCGCCCAAGACCTTCTCGCAAGAGGAACTTGATGCGGCAATTCAGAAACGTCTCGCAAGAGAACAGCGAAAGTGGGAGCGTGAGCGTCAAGCACCGCCGCCCGTTGCCGTTGATGTCCCGCCTGTAGATCAGTTTGATTCGGTTGATGCTTACGCAGAAGCCAAGGCGATCAAGCTAATTGAGCAGCGCGAACAGCACCGCCAACAGACGGAGATTCTTGAGGCATATCACGAACGTGAAGAAGAGGCTCGGACCAAGTACGATGACTTTGAACAAGTCGCGTACAACCCAAGTCTCAAGATCACGACCGTGATGGCGCAAGCGATTCAAGCCTCTGATGCTGGCCCTGATGTAGCTTATTATCTCGGGTCCAATCCAAAAGAAACAGATCGCATTTCCCGTCTTAGCCCGATTTTGCAAGCAAAGGAGATTGGACGCATTGAGGCTAAAATAGCCAACGATGTCCCGGTCAAACGTACTACG